GAAGGAGTTGGATAACCACCTGCGGGAGAGATACGGTATGGAGATTCGTATTCAGTCCGAGCTCATGAATAGGCTTCGTATACATACTGATAGAAAATATAAGAGTAAAATGATGCAAATATACAAGGAAAAGATCTTGCCCCACCTTAAGGCACAAGAAAATTAAGAAATATCATTTAAAGAAGGAAGCACATGATGAAGGACAATAACAATCCAAGAGTAAATTTGTGCGACGGCTGCTTATATGAAATTTAAAGACATAAAAGAAGAACAGCCAAAAAACGGACAATTTGTCCTGGGTAAAAACGAAGACATTGAAGAGGATCACGATATATGGTATGAAGATTATATTATGATGGGGGAATATCGTTATCACGCAAATATTCAGGAACATAGAGTCGAGACACAAGATTTGTATGGTGGGAGGATATACCCACAAATTCTAAAAATCACTCACTGGATAGCCATAGAAGACCTTTTCGACAAACACAAGAAGACACAAAATGGATGATCAATATAAACAAAAACTCCATGAAGCAACTGAGCGATTAATTGATTATTTTAATATAGATATTGGAATCACCACATTTGGTGAGGTATGTCATTATTTAAAATGCCAGCAACTATCATATAAGGAATTGGATGATATTGATTATTTGGCAGACATCTGGAGAGATCGTATTTGTGAAAGATAGATTAATTCTTAGCGAAACAACGATTGAAATATAATACAGTCCAACAGGAATTGTTATAGATTGAAAATGATAACCCATAAAATATATTAATTAGGAGAATATATATATATAAATTGGGAGGACAGAAATGAAACAGGATGAACAACAAAGTAATATATGATCATAATGGCGCGGTAATAAAATCGATTCCAAATCTAGATCCTTATTTTTTTGTTCCCACAGCAGCCGGTAATAATATAACAACACATGAAATAGAAGAAAAACCATATCAATATCACCCTTGGATATACGCAGTATGTAGAGTCATCACTTTCAATTTAATGCATTTGGACAGATATCTTTACAAAATTCAAAAAGAAGAAAAACCAATAATAGAACATCCTATTCTTGATGTGCTTAATAATCCCAATCCATATATGACACATACCGGATTCTGGCAGGCTATCCTTTTGGGATTATTACTGCCCGCAAAATGTGGCTTTGGTTCTGAATCATTAGGTGGACAAATTTTTATTGTTGGGGTTACCAATCGAAACAAGCCCGTAAATTTCAGGCGTGGTGACATACCTGCACAATTATATCCATACACAGAAAAATATTTCAAAAAAAAGGTTCAAGAAAATCCGTATAGGTTAGTGGGGTGGACATACGAGCCAACAAAAAAAGAAAAAATATTCTATAAACCAGAGGAAATAATACGAATTAACTTATACAATCCTTATGATTGGTTTAAGGGAATACCCGCATATCAACCGGCACAAATAGCTATGATTCAAGATATAAGTTCGAGTATATATAATACCATGTTTTTTGCCAATGATGCCACAGTATCAGGCGTGCTTACAACAGATGAACATCTTACTGAGGATATGATGAGATTATATTACGCGAAATGGATGCAGAATCATGGTGGACCTGGAAATGCCAACAAAACCGCTATACTTGGATCAGGATTGAAATATCAGCAATACGGACTTAAACACGCGGATATGCAATATATTGAACAAAAAGACAAAATTCTCGAACAGATTCTCGCAGTATTCGGACTTAACAAAATCGCTGTTGGTATGTATGAGAATATTAATCTTGCGACTATTAGAGAGGGACGTAAGATATTATGGCAAGATACTTATATACCGCTTGACAAAATTATTCTTAACGCCTTAAACAATCAATGGATAAAATTCATTGACAAAAATCTCAGAATTAAAACAGATTTTTCACAAATCGCAGCGTTACAATCCGATTATTCTATGCGGGCAAAAAGCGCGGCCATTATGGTTAAGGATATGGATTTTCCAGCAGCCCTTGCGGCCAGGATTACCAATATACCATTAACCGAACAAAACCTCAAAGATTATCCGTGGCTGAACGAAAAACCAATAAAAAAACAATCACCATTTGACAATCAAGAACCAGAAAAAATTGTACCAAAATATATTAAAAAAGAATTAAATACAGATAATAAGATGACACAAGAAGAAAAGATTCAAAGATCTTGGGATTATATTCATAAAATACTTGATCCAGGAGAAAAACGATTGTTGAATATATTACACAGATTCTTTTACAGTCAACGTAATCGTATGCAGGATAAAGTTGATGAATGGCTCAGAAAACAACCAAAAGCTATGACATTATTTAAGTTGTTGATATTAGATCCTGGTCAATTTGCACTTGACAAGATTCAAGAGAACGAGAAATTAATTACTCTATTGCGACCATTCGTCAAAGAGCAACTACAAAGAGAAGAGAACAGATTAGAAAACGAACTAGGCGGATTAATTGAATGGCAAGTTACTGATGAAACTATACAAAGATTTATTGATGCAAGAAAAATCGAAATAAATGAAATCAATACCACTACATTCAAAAAAGCCCACGATAAAATCGGAAAAGCTATAGAAGAAGCAATAAAAGAAAATGATAACCCCCAGCAAGCGGCGAAGAAAATTAAATCTGCTATAAGCGAAGTTGGAGAAGTGCGCAAAAATCAGAGTACAACTATAGCACGTACTGAAGTTGGTATTATATCATCTTCTGCAAGATTTGAAGCTTATCGAGTTGAAGGCATTGAGTATGTTCAATGGCTTACCGCAGCCGATGAAAAAGTAGTCAGAAAAGCTCATGTAATTGCCGGAGAATCCCCACCTATTAAATATGGACAGAACTTTCCGGGAACATATATGCGTTACCCATTAGACCCACAAGGCAGTGTTGATAATATAGTTAATTGTCGATGCGTATTAATTGCTGCCGAATAATACTACAAAAATTGAAAAAAAATCAACCACAATATATATTACAAAATAAATGTTTCTATACAATATAACGAGAGGGCGATTATGGGAAGACACAAAAAGAAGGAATTGGCACGAATAGAAGCAACAATTATTGAGCCTATACAACTTGTTAGAGATGGAAGATTGCCACGGGGCATAATGGTTGAGGCGGAAAAAGAGGGATATTTTATAGTAGAATTTTTGTGGAAAGATAATAGCAAAAAAACAATAGGGTTTTACGTGAATCAAACATCCGTAGACTGGTTTCAGCAAAGGTTCGAGAATCCATTTAATTTTTCTCACATGATACCAATTCAAGCGACTGAAATTATTGAATATGACGAAAATATTAAAAATTTTCATTTATTATACTAAACCATGAAAAAAAAACAGAAAAAATTTAAAGTATACACAGTAAATTTTAGCAATACAATATCAGAACATCGGATGATAACATATAACTTTAATTATGAGAATCAATCAAATGAAAACAAAAGAAATAGACAAAAAAACAAAGGTATTTAGCGCGAAAAAACCGTCTAGAGTACAAATAACTCCAGAGCGGTGCAAAACCTTGTGTGAGCGTGCTGGTATTGAATATCTTGAGGGATATGAAAATCGGGTTATAGAGCATGTTATTACCGACGAAACCGTTGATCGCGCAGGAGATATTGTACGAGCCAAGGGTGTTGATTGGAAAAACTACCTCAAGAATCCTGTTATTTTATTTGCGCATGATTCTTATAATTTTCCTGTTGGGAATTCTATTCGTATTAAGTATGAAGACGAAAGCGTCAAATCATGGGGACTATACTTTGATGAACGTATTGATTCTTCTGGGCGCTCAGATTTAGTATTTCGTTTTGTAGCAAGTGGGGCTATGTCTGGATGTTCTGTTGGATTTATTCCTATGGAAATATACGATCCATCAGACCCCAAAGAACGTAAACGGTTGGGTTTAGGCGAGTATGGCATAGAGATTAAAAAGAGCGAATTGCTTGAATATTCTATTTGCTCTATTCCTTGTAATCCTAATGCGTTACAGAATTCTATTACATCAAAGGATATGCAACTTATTAAGCAAGAAAAAATGTTATCTGAGGAAATATACAAAGAATTAGAACAATTGCTTATTGACGGAATAAAAAAAAATAACATACAATTTGATATACCGGAAGAAGAAAAAGAATTTGATCCTATTGAGAAACCATATCCCAATGAACACTCATGCAGACTTAAAGATCCTGTAAAATATGAGACATGTAGACGAAGCAAAAGAACATCTGATGGCAAGCAATATAGTGTAATTACATGCAAACTAAAAGACGATGACAAATGGGAAGAACAAGCATTTCGATATCCTAAAGATACCTGGACAATATCAGAAGCGCGGGCACACTGCAAGAACCACAACGGCATATTATTTGAACCTGCTGGTAAAGCTGCGGAGATACTGGAAAATTCGTTAGGCATGTCTATTGAGAAAGCAGTAAGTCAATTAATCATAGAACTACAAAACCTCGGTAAGGAAGTCAAAAATCTAAAATTTGAATTTCAAGAAGCTAAACAGCCTATTTCAAAAGAGCGAAATCACAGTCAACAGACTGGCGATCTTCCAAAAAATAAGAAAAAAGGCTTGTATAACGAAGACCTAAATAAAATTTTTGACGATATTAACATATAGGGGTAATTATGGACTATGAGGAACTCAAGAAACTTTTGACCGAGCACAAATCAAAAATTGAGGAGGCAATCAAAACCCGAATAAACGAGCAATCTACACAGGCAAATAAGGAGATTGCGCAGCTTAAAGTAGAACTAGAAAAAACAAAAAAGCAAACCCAAGATCTTGACAACAACATAAAAGAGATGAATTCTATGCACGTCCCTGGTCTTAGTGATGAGATAAAGAAACAAAAATTCTCTTGGCAAGCGTTTGCTGGGGCTGCTCTTACTCAAAGCAGTGGAATGAATGAGGAAAAAGCTTGGGCCAATGCCGGATATGAGCGAGAGATATTATCACAATATGCAGCTACTCAAAAGGATCACATTGCTGGAGATGGAACCCAGGGTGGATATCTTATTCCCGAAGAAGTATCAAGTGAAATTATTGGAATGGTAATTGCCAAGATGCCTATTATGGAAATGGGGCCTACTAAGATAACTGGATTACATGGTGATCTTCCTATTCCAAAGCAAACCAGCCGTAATATCGGTTATTGGGTAGGAGAAACTGAGCCGCCCACAGAAAGCACTGGGGCTTTTGCAGAATTCACGCTGAGGGCAAAGAAAGCCGGGGCCCTTACAAAGTATAGTAAACGATTAGTATCTCAAACCCGCGGAACTGCTGAGAATATTATCAAAGAAAATCTTACTGATTCCCTTGCACTTACTATTGATCGGGCATATCTTAGTGGTCCTGGTAGCGATTCTCAACCAAAGGGTATACTTAATCAAACCGGCACAACCGTAACCCCAAACCTTGCAACTAATGGAGCAAGGTTTCGTGCGGATAAGGCCGCTTCTATGATACAAGCGCTCGACGTTGCCGATGAGCTTGTACAAGGTGGAAATTTTGGATTTATAATGAGACCTGAAGTTATTGGTGGGATGAGACGCGAAAGAATACCTCAGTTTACCGGCCAGCCGATTGGTCAGGGTATGCCGCTTAGTATGGTTGATGTGCTCATGAGCAATGAACAACTTTAACAAAAAATTGGCTACAAAATACGGACTACTACACTTCTTTCTAATGCTGTTACTAAGGGAACTTCTTCAACCAGTTCTTATGTAATCTTCGGCAACTGGAAACAATTCTTTATTGGTTTCTGGAGAAACTTGGAGATTCGTGTTAGTGATCAGGCTAGTGATGCATCCGGTAATTCAGCCTTCTTGAAGGATCAGTTTTATATGGTTGCTTTTCAAGAAGTTGATTGCAATGTTGGCCGAGCAACTGCTTTTACTATCGTTGACGATGCGGAAACTAATGAAGCACTTTGGGTGAATGGATAATATTGTATATAATTTACAAAGGAGAAATAAATATGAGAGGTAAATTAATTGAAGATCTGTTGTTCGAACAATGTGTCGCTCCTGCTGTTCGTACAACCGCAGTAACACTTTATAACGGTTCCCTGATTTCAGTATCCGGTAACGGTATAAATACCAGTGAATGCGACGAGATTAATTTTGTGATTAACGCAGGAACTTTTGTCGGGGCGGCAACCTTGAACGCGGATGTTATTGGGTCAAATACCAACGATCCATCTGTGAATGCTGCCTTGCTTTCTGGTCGGACTTCACCTAATGATGCGGCAGGAAATGCAACATTTACCACAATTACGACTGCAAACGACGCAAGAAGACATGCGGCCTCGATTAAGAGCAAAAACTTTCCGAAATGGATGTGGCTGCGGACTTATCAGACTGCTGATACTACGAATTATAGTGCTCTTGCGATCAAGGGTAAGTGTGACAGGAATCCTCAGATCAACAATCCTGTATTTGATCTTAATTACTAAGAAGATTCATTTGTCTTCCTTTCCGAGCGGGCAAGGGTTTCATTATCCTTGCCCGTTATTATAGGCAATTATGACATTATTGAAATTAACTAGCTATGAGCGAATGAGACGGTATCTTGCATCCGAAATGGGTTCCAATCTTACAGATGATTCAACCAAGTATAATAAAAGAGATATTGAGATATGGATCTCTTCTATATCACAAAATGTAGCTAATTTTCTTAATCGTGAATTATATATTGAAACTCGTACAGAATATAAGGATATTGGATATAGCCAATTAGAATTCTGGATTCAAGCTCCTCCAATTATTACCATAACCTCGGTATATGCAGACTCTACTGGGTTATGGGATGGCGGAGAGAGTGAATTATCTGATTATTATTCCGGCGTTGAAGATGCGAGTGTAATATTAAATTATCCCGAATCATATAGCGCAAAAAAAGCATTAAGAATAATATATACAGGCGGAATGGCCTATAGTGGAGTACAATCTATATTCACAGTAGACACGACAACCAATTGGACAGTAGATAAGTTCTGTATAGGCAACACATCGGGTGCTGTTGGCATTGTGAAAGCAATTGGCACACTGGCGCTTACCATAGAAGTGTTATATGGCATATTCGAGATTAATGAGACTATAGATGAATATGATGACGAGGCTGGAGTTACAGCAGGAGACGCAACAACAGCAACAATAAGTGCAAAAACCCAAACAGCGCTTTGTGAATCAAACCCAGATATAGTAACGGCGTGTGAGGCCGAAATACGTTATATGTGGAAACACAAATTTGACTACGAAAATGCGGGAACAGACAAAGAAGGTACTACACTTAGGCGGCAAAATTTTGCAAAACGAAGATTGCCATTACAGCCAGAATCAATAGATCTATTATCTTCATATAGGATACCGGCCATATTATGAGCATAGATTACAATGATAATATTGATAATATAATTAAGCGGTTGAAGAAAAAAAAACTGAATATTGCTAAAGTTATGGTTAGTGGCATAAATCATGGCATGAATCTGTTTAAAAGCAAAATTCTTAAAGAACAAATGACAAGTCGTCCAGGGTTAAAGAGGCCTACCGGTAATCTTGCTAGATCGTGGCGAATTATAAAGAAGCATCTTGGCAAAGATTATTCGGTGAAACTGGCAACGGACACCAAATACGCAGCTATACATCAGTATGGTGGTACCATACGACATCCTGGTGGCACACCTTATGTCATAATCAAAAATAAAGGTGCGGTTTTTATGAAAAAAGATGGAAATTATCCACCTAACACAAGATATACAAGAGCACACAACATAACTATACCCAAGAGATTACATATATTTGAAGAATTCCAGAAATCAGGGAATGATATCATAATTAGGGCGATACAACAAAAACTCAAACTGGCTCTGGCAAAATGAAAACGAAAATTAGAGAACATTGGCAGTATATTAGCACAATCATTACCATACTAATATTTTCTATTGCCGGTATCAAAAGTTACGGTGCTTTGGAGGAAAGAGTAAAACAACAGGAAAATAACGACAAAGAGTTAGTAATTGAAATAAAAGAACTTAGAAAAGAGATTATAGATCTCAACAAATTATTATATGAGATTAAAGGCAAATTAATCCAGCAAAACAAATAAATTTTTAGTATATTGATATTGACATTTTTGTGAGTTTATGATATAATTAAAAATATGGGAAATTTCGAACGTTCACCATAAACGAGGAGGAAAGAGATGAAACTTATTAATGTTGATAATATAAAAGTTCAAAATGAGCTAAGAAAAAATTCGGATGCTTATACTTATTATTTTGTCCTTACAGTATCACATCAGGATTATACATATTATGGCATCGGTACATCATTCTCCGAGGCGTTACAAAAAATTTGGAAACAAATGAAAATAATTGTTGCACAATCTCCATATTCGTAGTATAATATAATTATCAGAAAAAACCCCAATCAGAGGAGAAAAAAATGGAAACACTCTCAATCTTAGTGACATATCTTGCAAATTGTTGGTCAGCATTATGCATATTCGTAGTTCCTGGTCTTATGATTCTCGGATCTTATATGATTTTGAAAAAGATTTCGTTTTAGGAGGAATTGATTGAATAGAACAAAAATTGATTGGGCTGGACTTGACTATACATGAAATCCGGTTGTAGGCTGTAAGCGCAATTGCTGGTATTGTTACGCCAAGAAAATGAATGATCGATTTCATTATATACCGGATTGGAATGAATTGTGGTGTTTTTTGAGTCGATTAGAAGAGCCATATAAAATCAAGAAGTCTTCTACTATTTTTGTAGGTTCCATGAGTGATATTTGTTATTGGAAAGATGAATGGATATTTGATGTAATCAATGTTTGCTGTAATAATCCACAACATACGTTTCTGTTTTTGACGAAGCATCCAAAGATATACATATCATTCACTTTTCCATCTAATTGCATACTTGGAATAACGATAACAGGAGATATGCAATATGCAAATATAGAACATCAAAAGCTTATACAAATGGATACAGTGTATTTTGTATCAAATAATGACATATTTTGCTCTATTGAACCGCTGTTGGGAAATATACCAAAAACAAAATCATATAACAAATATAAAAATGTATATGTAGGGGCCATGACTGGTCCAAATGCAATAAAACCAGAACATGAATGGATTCAGTCTGTTATAGACAATATTCTCAAAGAAAAAATCTATTGGAAGGATAATATAAGGAAATATTTGTGAATAATAAACCAAAAATAAAATTATACGATAAGATATTTGTCCATGCTCATACTATGTCAAATGGCTATCAGAAAATAGAGCCCGAACATTTTGTATGGTATCGCGGGAACGATAAGTGTGATGTTTCTGTATTCACGGATTTCTCACTTATGGAAGTACGAGAATGCAAAAGCAAGTACAAGATTGCGTTACTTATGGAATCTCCCGCTATATTTCCAGCCCCCTACAGGCTGATAAACGCAATGAACAATGAGTTTACAATCGTATTGACGTTCCACCCATCTCTCCTTAAATTAGGGCAAAATTATAAAAAGTATTACCTTGGTGGTTCTTGGATTGAGCCGAAGGATTGTTCTTATAAATATCCTAAATATCGACAAACTTCAATGATTGCATCTCACAAAAAACTTACAGAGGGGCACTTGCTGCGACACCAAATTAAAAATGATTATTATTGTCAGAAATATATTGATATTTATGGCACAATTGATGAACAAGAAATTTCCAAAAAATTAATAGGACTATGCGATCACAAATATTCTATAGTGATAGAAAATTGCCGGATTAACAATTATTTTACGGAAAAATTAATTGATTGTTTCATGACCGGTACTGTGCCTATATATTGGGGATACCCTAATATAACAGAGATATTCCCTCATGGGATAATACAATTTGAAAATATACAACAACTGAAAATTATATTAAACAATATTACCCGTGTCGATTTTGGTTGGAAACAAGAGGTTAGGGACAATTTTTATATTGCTTTGAAATTCTACAATACAGAAAATTATCTTTGGGATAATTATTTTCGTGCATTATTTTGAATTTTGTGATATTATATAAACATGGGAGTAGTTACATTATATTTGTCGCCATGTAATGATTGTGTATACAGATTGACATTGAGTATGGCGAAACAGTTCAACAAAACAAAGTGCGCCCGGGTTGTGGTCATTATTTTGATGGTGAATTTAATGATGGAGATTCTATATTATGATTGACGCATTATTGTTAGCACTGATTGGCGGCTTTGTATATTGGTTGTGTTGTCGTGCGGTTAAGTATTATGACAATCATAAAAAGGATCAAAGCATAACCAACGTTGCCATGCCCCAATGTAGCGCATATTACAAAATTAAAGACTTAACATCTGAAGAATATGTTGAATTGATTAAAATATATGGCTCAAGCGCTCTTGAAATAATAGATATCTCCGATCCCGCAAATCCGGTTCACGCTGGAAAAATAAGAATGTAATAATTATTTAGGAAATAAGGGAGATAAATAATGACACATAAAATCGGTTGGTTACACCCAGCAAACAATGTGCCTGATTTTCAGCAGGTAATTTTGATAATAGATTCTAATGATGAAATTTGGCAGATGTTTGTGAATAGAGAAAAAGTCGAAGATGATCATAATGGAGACATTAAATACTATTTGGCCGCATATGATGTAATGTACTGGATGCCAATAGAATGGATTAGAGATTTGCCGATTTTGAAAAGGGATGAAAATGGGAAGGTGTAGAAAAATAAATGACAGAGACTGTCGATTTTCTAACGGCGTGACGTGTTCACAGAAAGAAGGAACTAACATTCGGTTTGGTAACTTTGAGTGTCCATTGGGCATAGATAACATAGATAACAGTGAAATAATGGCACAAAACGTACACATTGAACATATAGACGATACGTTTGCCATAGATGTTCTACCCCAAGATAAACCTATTGGGATTGGTGATATATCGAAAGATAATGGATCCGAAAGAGTAAAAACCTGGTATGTATCAGGAAATTATGCATATGTTGCAAGTTATGGCGGCGGTTCGGACTGTCTGGAAATTATAGACATTTCAAACCCTGCCAACCCTTCGCACGCTGGTCGTTTGAATCATAGTGCCGGTGGCGCGGGACTGGATGGTGCAATAAAGGAAATGATAGAAAAATATCCCGGTAGGCCGCTAATTATCCATATGTATAATTCGAGGTATACAAATGATTAAACTTGCAGTTAATATGATTGTTTTTAATTCTGATTTTGTGCTAAAGCAATGTCTTGAGTCGATATATCCATTTGCATATCAAATATTGATTGTTGAGGGGCCAGTAAACTATTGGCAACAACAAGGTTACACAACTTCTGCAGATAATACAAACAAAATATTACATACATTTCCAGATCCAGAGAAGAAAATAAAGATTGTACATGGACAATATCAGGAAAAAAATGAACAAGCGAATGGAGCTATACAACATCTTCAACCGGAATGCGATTATCTTCTTAATCTTGACAGTGATGAGATATATAAGCCACAAGACATGAAAACTGTGCTGAATCTCCTTGAAAAAGAAAAATACACATCGGTTGCATTCAAATCTTGCACTTTCTACGGCGGATTCACGCATAAATTAACAGGCTTCGAGGAAAATGTTGAATTCCTTCGAATACATAAAATATATCCTGGTTCTATATGGCTAAGCCACAGACCGCCACAAGTTAAGCATTTTATACCTGTAGAACAGCAATACCCACAGAAACATCTTAATATGAATATACTTGCCAACATGGGTATACGTATGTACCACTACAGTTACGTTTTCCCCCGTCAAGTCAAGGAAAAAGTCCAATATTATAAGTCGGCAGTAAGTCAGGACAATTGTATAGTTCATTACTTTGCTGATGTATATACATCATGGACGCTTGGTTCGTCTAAGATGCGAGAAATCATAGAACAGCATTATAAAGGTGTACATGAATTTAAGCCTGAATTTAGAGGTCCATGTCGTACAGAATTTTTTCAAGGAGATCACCCTGCAACAATAAAACGCGATATGCTACAATTAAAACAGCGATTCAACGAAGAATTGCAGAAATATTGCATTCAACAAGGAAGACAACATGGAAAAAACTTGCTGGTATAAAGAAGAATGTTGCAATGAAATGATTAGGGGTGCTCGTGGTGAACTGTGGCCTACGCTTGACAAATCAAATCATTGGTATATTTTGGAAGATTTGCTGCGTATAGTTTACGGCCAAACTACACCATTGTTATTAGATTTGGGCTGCGGGGCTGGGGATTTACAAAACCAACAGATTGTTAGGGATCGATATGAATATTATGGCGCAGATTTGTCGAATGTGATCAATAATGTGGCTTTGGTAATGAATCCACGAGGCGAATATGTCAAATGTGATGTTATCAAAGACATGAACATAGATTTCATATCCATATTTGATGTTGTTGTAATGAATGCATTAATAGATGTTATGGAACATCCTATCTACATATTAGGCAAGATCTTGAAACAATGCAAGAAATATGTTATTATTCATAGGCAAAATCTTACTGAGAAAGAAACCTATATTACCACACAAACTTCTTACGGCGGGATTACCAACATTTCGCATATCAACAAAAAAAAATTTTTTGACATAATTTCTCGACATAAGTTTGATATAATTAGTTTA